CAGGTCTACGCGGCGATGGAACACAAGACGGGGCAGATCGGGGGCGCGAGCGGTGTCACCTTGATCGACTGTTTCGCGGACGGCGCCCCGGCGGTCCGCACAGAAATGCTTGGGCCGGACCAGTTCGTCTGGCTGGCGGAGTTTGGGTTTCGGATTCTGTACTATCTGTAGGCCCGCAAGGGCAAGGAGGTTGAGATGGCGTATCTGACTGGCGCGGACGGCCTGGCAAAGGTCGGGACCGACACAATTGTCAACGTCAAAAGCTGGACGCTGGATATTGGCCGCAACTTCGAGGACACTACGGCACTGGGTGACTCCTGGGATGAAACTTCCCCCACCACCGGAAGAGCCAGCGGGTCGATTGAGGTCGATTATGACCCCAGCGATACGGCGGGGCAACTTGCGATTCAAGCCGCCATCCTCACCGGAGCGGACATCGCCCTCAAGCTCTACACCGCTGCGACTCCGCATTATTGGAGCGGTAACGCGAAGTTCACCGGATCAATCAAGGTAGCCGCGAAAGCCATGCAAACGGCAACCCTGAGTTTTACCGGGAACGGCGCTTGGTCTTACACTTAAGAAGAGGAGATTCAGATGGCATACCTCACTGGTACGGATGGGGTGGCGAAAGTCAACTCAGCCACTATCATCAATGTCAAGAGTTGGGCCCTCGACATCGGTCGGAACCTTGAAGACACGACCGCCCTGGGTGATTCGTGGGACGAGACTTCGCCGACTACAGGCAGATGCAGCGGCAGCATCGAGGTCGATTACGACCCTACAGACACGAATGGCCAACTGGCAATCCAGGCCGTAGTCCTGAGCGGCGCGAGTATCACGCTCAAACTTTTGACCGATCCCACCCACATGTGGAGCGGCTCCGCGAAGTTCACCGCCTCGATCAAGGTCGCGGCCAAGGCCATGCAGACGGCGACGCTCAGCTTCACGGGCACCGGCGAATGGACTTACGGCACCGCTTCATAAAGAGGAGGCACTATGGCATACCTCGCAGGATACCAAGCTAACATTTACGTCGCCAGCGGCGCGGCCGTCACCTTCACAAATGATCCCATGACCGGCGATGCGGCCAGGGTAGTCTACACCATCGATGCCGCAACTAAGCGGTTCTGGGACCGGAGTACCGCCGTGGTCGTCGAAAAAGATATCGGGGCCGGGTATGTCCTGGTCGACGCCGCCGACTACACGGTGAACTACGCCGGGGGCCAGATCGTTTTCAAGGTCGCGCTGCCTCCGGGCACGCTCGGAGTACGGGTCGATGGCGCATACTTCGCCTATTCCCAACTTGCCCAGGCCAGCGAGTGGAGTCTAGATGTCAGCCGGGAACTCAAGGAGAGCAACGTCTTCGGGGCTTCCTGGGACACCTACGAGGCGGTCAACGGCACCGGCAGACTTACCGCCGTACGATTCTGGTACGACAGTTTCTTCTACGACCAGATCCTGACGCTGCTGGGCTTCAAGCTGATGCCCAACTCTTCGGGCACGGCGGCCTGGTACGCCTTCGGGCGGGTCGCCAGCCAATCGCCCAAGGTCACCGCCAAGGAACTCCAGGTGGAAAGCCTTGCCTTCGAGGTCTACGGCAACATAGCCTACATCCCCTAAAGGAGCATCATGTCATTGCGAGACAGGCGCTTCACCGCCAAGCCGCGGGAGGAGCCCATCACCGTCCCTGAATGGGACAATGCGGAAGTTGTTGTCCGGGGCATGACCGGAGAGGATCGTGCGAAGTTCGTGGAAATTGCGCAGAAGAACCCTTTCCATGCCGAAGCCTATGCGGTCATCGCCTGTGTCTACGATCCCGAGACGGGAAAGCCGGTGTACGAGCTGGCCGACCGCGACGAACTGATGAGGCTGGATTGTGCATTCATCGACCGCCTAGGGTTGCCGATCATGCGGCTGTCGGGCCTGACCGGCCCCGCATTGGCCGAGATGGAAAAAAACTTGCGGGCGGCGAGCGGCGCCTTGCAGCCGAGCTCGCCTGGCACTTCGGAATCCCCTCAATAGACGATTTCTTGGCGCGGATCTCGTCTGCCCAACTTAGCGAATGGATGCTGTTACTCAAGGTTCGCGCTGAGGAACAAGAGAAGGCGCTGAAGGCGCATTGACTATGGGATTGCTGGCAAATCTTTTCGTCCGGATCGGGGCGCAAACACAGGAATTCGACCGGGGTATCGCCAAAGCCGCGTCCCGGATGAAACGCTTCGGATCTGAAATGGCATCTGCGGGAATGGCCATGAGTGCAGCCTTCACGCTCCCACTGGCCGCTGTTGGCTACGGCGCGGTGAAAGCCTTCGCGGATTTCGATGCTGCCATGACGGCCTCGCTGGCCATCATGGGCGATGTGTCGAAAGTCATGCGGGAAGATATGGTCGCCGCTGCACGAGAGATCAGCAAGGTCACGACATTCAGCGCCACGCAGGCAGGTCAAGCCTACTACTATCTCGCCTCTGCTGGTATGACAGCAGCGGAGTCCGTCAAGGCGTTGCCTGTCGTAGCGAAATTCGCCCAGGCGGGCCTTTTCGACATGGCGCGCGCGACGGAATTGCTGGCTGATGCCCAATCTGCGCTCGGCCTCCGAATCCGTGACGATGCGGTCAAGAATATGGCGAACATGATTCGCGTCTCGGATGTTTTGGTCAAGGCCAATACTCTGGCGAATGCGACCGTAGAGCAGTTCTCACAGTCGTTGACAAATAAGGCGGCGGCGGCTCTGCGAATCGTTGGGAAGGAGATAGAAGAAGGCGTAGCGGTTCTGGCGGCGTTCGCCGACCAGGGGGTCAAAGGGGAGGAAGCTGGCGAGCGGTTGGCCATAGTCATGCGCGACCTCCAGAGAGCCGCCATTGAGAATCGAGCCAAGTTCCGGGAAGTTGGGGTCTCTGTTTATGATGCCAGCGGCAAGATGCGGAACATGGCTGATATTGTCGGAGACTTGGAAAAGGCCATGGCCGGGATGTCAGATGAGCAGAAGAAAACGCTGCTCATGACGATGGACTTTCAGGAGCGCAGCGTTTCCGCGTTGCTGACCATCATCGGATTCTCGAAGGAAATCCGCAGGTACGAGCAGGAATTGCGCAAAGCGGGCGGAACGACCGAGGATGTAGCAAAAAAACAACTCCAGACGTTCAACGCTCAATTGACACTGTTGAAGCACGCGATAATGGGCGCCGCTAGCAGCCTAGGTGAGAGCTTGGTCCCTAGACTTCTTAGCGTCATGGACCACTTGAAGCCGATGATCGCCGGGGTCAAGGGACTCTCTGACGCTTTTGGGCAGCTCCCTTCTCCCGTGCAAACCGCCACAATCTCTCTGCTCGCTTCAGTAGCAGTGGCTGGCTCGGCGGTGGTAGTTTTCGGCAAATTGTATGTAGCGCTGGGCACTCTTGGCCTAGCTTTTGCTAAGTTAGCGGCCCTCGGCATCGGCGCGTGGCTTGCTGGCGTCGGCCTGGCTCTTCAGACGGGGCTTGTCGTCGGTCTAACGACAGCGCAGATCGCCATGCTGGCGTTGCTGAAAGTCACCGCACTACTGATTGCCGCATGGGTTGGATGGAATATCGGGAAAGTAGTAAGGGACCTTACTGGATTAGGCGGAGCGGTTGATTCCGTCTGGCGCGCATTCGATCCACTCCTGAATAAATTGGGCCTGACTACGCAGAAGATGAAAGCGGAAATACAGGCCGAACAGGATGCAGCATTTACGCGGCAGAGATTGATCGCTTCTCTTGTGGCCCACGGGGCGCAGATGGATTTTGCCACGATGGCCACGGATGATTTACGCGCTGCGGCAATCAAGCTAACGAGTGCCCAGCAAGGCCAGATCGTTACGACGGAGACCCTAAGCCGGGCGACTGACCGCATGATGACCCTCCAGGAACTCGTCAATAAGGAGATTGGCGAGCGGGGCCAGAGCGCGATCAAGAAAATGGTGGACGCCATGGCGGACCACTTGGAGGCATCGAAGCCGTGGGGCAAGCAGTTGGAACTTGAAGCCGCCATCGTGGATGATTTCGCCTTCCGCATGAACCTGCTGAGCGCCGAGATCCAACGGATGCGGTTTCCAACCACAATCGCCATGGTCGATCCGAAGCCCTGGCAGGAAATGCAGGGCACGATCATGGAGACTATCGCCATCATGCACGGCGTCGGATTGCGGACGCAGATAGAATATCGCGCTGAGGCGGAACGGCTCGGAAATGTCTGGCAGTACCTTCTCAATCTTCAGGAATTGGGCGCGGAGGCCATGGCGGAGCAGGGTATCACTGTCATGGACGTGAAGCGAGCCGGTGACGCCTGGGCCGAGGCCGAAGCGCGCGCCGCCGGCCTGACCATTGAACACGCGCACAAGGCAGTCTCCGCTTGGAAAGAACTCGGCAGGGAGATTTCTTCGGCCATGAAGAACATGAGCCGCGGCATCGCGGACATCATCGTCGAGGGCGGGAAGATGGGCAAAGTCTTCGTGGACGTGGCCAAGCAGATCGCCAAAGCCATCATCGAGATCATCATCCTCCAAGCGGTCAAGATGCTGATCCGCAGCCTTGCTGGCGTCCTGGATCATCTGGGCGCCATCGGCAAAGCCCTGAAGGACTGGGCCGGGGCAGCCGCAGAGGTCACGAAGACCACGGCGAAGATAGCGGGAGCCGCTGCCCCAGCGGCCACTGCGGCAGGCGGGGCCGGGGCTGGCGGCGGAGCCGGGGCTGGCGGCGGAGCCGGGACCTTGGGTGCCATAGGCGGTGGCATTATCAGCGCCGGGGCAACAATCGGGGCGGCTTACGGTGAGGCCGTCCGGTCCTGGGAACAGGTCAACTATGTGGTCAACACAATGGCGCTTTTCCTGAATGCGATACTTGTACAACTTTACCAAGTGGAAGGGATGGTCCAATCGACGGGTGGCGGAATCGTGACGAATATGGCCCTTTCGACTACCTCTCTATCGCAGAGCCTCCAGAACATCTGGGAAGCCATCAGGGGCAAATCACCGGGGCAATCAGCCGGTTCTATCACCATCAACATCTACGAGTCCAAGAGCGCGCGGGAGACCGCCCAGGAGGTGGTCACGCTCCTGAAGCGCCACGGCATAGCCCCGGCGATGGCGTGACATGGGCCTCCCATCGGTCAAGGTCGGTGGTACCGTCAGGGACGCCAAGCGCGCCACACTGAGGGTCAATCTGAAGCTCGGGGAGCGCGCCTCGGGCGAGGCCCTGATCGACAGCCTGGACGGCCTGTGGCGGCCCGCCGTAGGCAATCTGTTCGAGGCCCTCGACGGCGCCGACGTTGTCTGGACCGGCAGCGTCGATTCTATCGTCGAAACCAGCTTCACGGAAGGCGCGCCGACCGGACGCCGGTACAGCGTAGCCGCCGTGTCGTGGGAGCAGCGGCTCGACAAGCGCCTGACCTACGACTCTGCCACTGGTACGATCCCCTGCTACACCCGCAATTATACCTTTACCGCGAACGCCACCACGGATTACCTGACCGCCCCCGGCCACGGACGCAGCAACGGCGATATGGTGCGGCTGAAGACCTCCGAGGGCGGGATCCTCCCTTGGGGTGCTCCGCCCCTGGCGGCCAACACCGACTACTGGGTGCGAGACGTGTCCGGGGATACGCTCAAGCTTGCTCTCACGCTCGGGGGCGCTGCCATTGATATCACCGATGCCGGGGATGGGATACACAAACTCATCACCTACCGCGCCGGGGAGATCGCAGCGGACCTCCTGACGAATTACGCCGGGAGCGAGGGGATCACGGCGGCGGACATCGACCTAGGCGCGGTGGTGGACAAGGCCATCTTCGATTGCGCGAGCGTGGCAGAAGCGCTGAGCGAACTGGCTACTCTGAGCAATTACGTCTGGTGGATCGACAACGACAAGGGTCTGCATTTCGTCCCGCGCACAGTCAACGCGGCGCCGTTCGCCCTGGCGTCCATCGGCGAGAACTATCGCCATCTTAGCGTCCGGACCACACGCGAGGAAGTGTTCAACGACGGCCTGATGCGCGTGAACTGGTCCCAGTTCCCGGCGACCGAGGAGAGGTTCGCCGGGGACGGCGCGACCCGCAATTGGATTCTGGCGCATCGGGCTGCCCAGATCTCCTACGTGCGGGTGAATGAACACACGGAGCAATTCGTTTTCACGGCAAACCCGGCGACCGACCTGCTGACGGCGGCTGGCCACACGGCAGCCAGCGGGCAGAAAGTCAGGGTCAAGACCACCGGAACTCTGCCGGCACCCCTGACGGCGCTCACGGACTACTATGCCCGCGACGTGTCCGGGGATGATCTGAAGCTGGCCTATATCCCCGGCGGGAATGCCATCAACATCACGACCGCGGGTACAGGTACCCACACCTTGATCATTACTCAGTCGGGGGATTGGTATGAGCAGACCTTCGGGGAGGATGGAGTCGAGGCAGACAAGGACTTCTACTGGGCGCTCGGAGAGACCGGGATCAGACAGGACAATTCGCGGGAGGTGCTTGCTGCCACGGCGAGCCTGGCTGTGGGTTACCATCCGCTCGGATCGAACATCGTCTCCTGCGAGGACGGCGCGGCCATCACGGCGAGGGCGGGCGCAGAGGGAGGATCAGGGCGGTATACCCGCTGCTTCGACCGCACTGACACCGGGGAGGGCCAGATCCAGGCGTATGACCGCGCGCAGGCGCTCATAGCGATCTACAAACTGAACGCCCGCCAGACGGCCTACGAGACCGACATGCTGATCGAGGCGCTGGCCAAGAATCTCCGGCCCGGCCAGCTCCAGGGGATCGTCAATTCCTACTTCAACATCACGGGAGGCTGGCTGATTGACGAGGTCCAGATCGAGGACGTGGGCGGGCAATGGCTGAAGTTCACCGTTAAGGCCCTGGACGGGACCTACCTGGGCGGCTGGCTCGAGTTCTTCCGCGACCTGGCCAGGGGCCGGGCGGGCGTCATCACGCTGACGGGTAACGTCGGGACCGGCGGCAGCGGGGGGTCGAGCGGCGCGGGCGGCTACGGCGGATATTATGCGAACCACCTGCTTACCGCGCCCACTACCGAGATTGAGCCGCCGCCGGAGGCCCTGTCACCGTTGGAGGGTGAACGCCTGACGATCTGCCTCCTACAGGATGGGACCGGCGGGCGGCTGATTACCTGGAGCGCACATTTCAGGGGGGCCAGCATCGAGATCTTGCCTGATGCCGGTACACTGAGCACTTTCCAGTTCATAGCTCGCGCAGATGCTAAGTGGTATCCGGCGGGCATGCCAGTTACGGGGGTAATAGTCACATGAAATCTTCGACGTTAAGAATCCTTTTCAGCGCTATCTTACTTGCCAGTCTACTGTCGGCGCAAACCAATCTCATGACGCCTGTGGTCATCGCCCCGAAGGCTGATGATTCGGCGACAGGTGAACTTCGTCTGCGCGAACTGCGCAAGAGCGGAACGAATTATGTCGGCTTCAAGCCCGTGGACGCCATAACCGACAACGTGATCTGGGCTTTGCCAAGTGCTGATGGCAGTGCTGGCAAATGCTGGGCATGGACCGCGGCGGCGACATTGGGATGGATTGATTGCGGCATCAGTGGCTCCGGTACTGCCTATACAATTCCCCGTTTTGATAGTTCTACCAGCCTGGCCAATTCCGTCCTGACTCAGAGCGGGAACAACATCGTGGTCTATGCTGGAGACGGCGAAATCAACGCGATGAACTACACCCGCAACACGGCCACGGCAGGGGGTCTCGCCCTGAAGTATAACTGGTACTTTGGGAGTGGAGCCTACCGCCGATTCGCGGCGGGCTACCCGGCGACCGTCGCAATGCGTTACGACATTGGCGGCATTGAATTCTGGACGGCGGAGACCGGGGCCAAGGATTCCACCATCACCTGGAATGTGACCTCCATAGATCCCTCCGGCAACGTTGGCATCGGGACGACGGCGCCGGGAACACTTCTTCATGTTTCAAGCCCATCGGGAGTTACCTCGCAGCTTTATCTTGAAAATAGAGGCTCATCAGCCGCCCAGGTCGCTGGCATTGATTTCCGGCACTCCACAGACAGCAGATTACAGGGGTACATTCGTAACATCATTGAAGCCGGATGGCCAGCTCGTTTGGAGTTCGGCACAGCCTCCGGCGTAAACAACGCCACAACGAACATGACAATTTCTT